TACTTGCCAAGCATCCGCAGCATCTCTATTTTTTACTATAATCATATTAGGAGCTGCACCTAAACCATGTCCAACTGTAGTGGCACTACCAGTACCCGTATAACTAACAATACTAAACCCTGCTGTCGTATTAGCACTTACTGTAGATGCTATAGTACCATCTGTATTAGATACTCCAGTTCCATTCCCTTTCCATACCCACGCTACTGAACTTCCAGAAGGTGCTGAATAAGTAGTATCTGCTGACGTAGTATTACTTTGTAAAACATCAGATAACCCTCTAACACTATCTATTAATTGATGATTGTTTGTATTTGCTCTGTCTTTAATCCAGGATAGTTGGTCTGTATATACTGCCTCTGCAGTAGTTTTTATGTCAGCTCCTGTATCTAATTCCACACTAAAATGCTCACTACCATTTACAATGGTACTATCAGGTAGGTTAAATGTGTTTAGTTTTTTAAATCCTGATGGTGGTGTATAAGCAAAAGGTCTTTGACCAAAGTTAATTACTCCGTTTGCTCCACCACCACCTCCAGAGTCATTAACAGCTGCAAAATAAGTATCAGCAGGAATATTATTAAAGGCAGCATTTGTTGTATCACCACTTTCAATTTCACCAATAGTTGCTCCACCTTGCCATACTCCATCTCTACTAAACCATAGATACCCATTGTCTACATCAAATGCTATACCTATAGTAATACCTGTTGAGTATGAAGTATATGTTTTTGCTACTGTATTATTATTATATACAGAGCCACCAAAGTTATACTGCCAAGAATTTGCATCACCCCCTAAAAAATTATTAAGGTCTACATTTTTATTTGCAATTCCTGCTCCTGTGTAGTTTGAACCTGCTGTCCACTCCCAATACAACTTTCCTGAATCAGCTCCTATAGTAGAGATAGCACCTCTATATCCTGCAACAAGAGTACTAGTAAACTTTAAATTACCTTCGCTCAAAGAAGCATCTGTTGCTGGAAGGTTTAATGAATTCAACGTAGCAAAGTTACTAGTATCCTCATCGGTTAATGTAGGTACATCTGACATGATGTCATAAGTAGTTAGAGTAGAATCACTAGTATTAAAGTTATTCTCTGTCCAATCATTACCATTACCAGAGTTATCTGTTCCCCTACCTTTAAGATAGAATCCGTTAGTACCATAGGTACCTGCATATTCTATAGGTTGCCATGAACCTGTAGTTGCGTTAGTTTCACCAAAGTCTGCTGGTGTTAATGCTTGTCCATCTACAAAGTTTACTTCTGATAAATAACCATCATAGTAAGTTGCTGTTTTTCTTCTTCCTATACTGTGTATAGCACTAGCATTAATGTCATATTGCCCATCAAGAGCAGGAAAACCTGAGTAACTAGGACGAGCTACAAGAATCTGTTGCTCACCATTAATATACAATTTGACTCTATTTGTTGATGTAGACTCAGTCGTATCAAAAACAAGAGTTATGTGATACCAAGCAGAATAATCTCTGTACAAGGCTGTAGTATTTACTCCCCAACCCGATGAAGCACCGTTATATTCAATTAAAGAAAGAAAACCACCACTTTCTTTCATAAACTGTACAAAGTAATTTCCACTTGAGTTAGTTTCTGCTGAAAACAGCACTCCAGTTGTTATATTACCTAACTTAACCCACCCACTCCAAGTCCAAGTTTTACGGTCTCCAGCACTTCCTGGAGTTCTATTTAAGTAAGCAGAAGCACTTGAACGAAAGCGTAAGCTATTGTCTAGGGTATAGCCACCACTAGTCTGTCCAGAAGCACCACCTAACTGATTGTTATTTAATATAGCCATATTAGCTGTATGCCAGAGTAACAACAGCTTGTATAGAAGTAGCTGTCCTTACGACATAATCAATTCTATCTACTGCTGAAGCAGTTGTTGTTAGTACAGGAGCTGTTGCTGCAATGAAGTCCCAGTAAGAACCATAAGCTAATGTTCTGCTACCTGTGCCATCTTGTGTTACAAAGATTGAACCTACTTGACCTACGGTTATATTTGTTGGATTAGCTAATGTTCTATTACCACCAAGAGTAACTGAATAGTTATTAGTGTCATTCATGTCTGGAGTAATAGTAGCTCCATCTACTAATGCAGTGATTGCACCACGTTGAGCTGTTGTAAATGTCTGAACAACATCGGTCTTTGCTGTATCCGCATCATAAGCCTGCACTGTTACCCATGTCATTGAACCATCAGCATCCGAGGTTAACGCCTGACCTGATGTTCCATCACCTGTTACATTTAATTTAGTCGCATTAACAGAGTCATCTGCCATTTTGGCTGTTGTTACATTAGCATCTAATATTTTAACCGTAGTAACAGAATCTGTAGCTAACTTTCCTGCTGTAACATTAGAGTCTAATATTTTAGCAGTAGTAACTTTATCTGCTCCTATTGTTAATGCTGTTGCTCCTGTTACATCTCCAGTATGAGTAGCATTAGTTACTTTAGCTGTGTTATCTGAAATTGCTGTATTAATAGCATCCGCTAGTTTATCGGCTGTAACTGCATCATCAACAATGTTTGCAGTAGCTACTACGTTGGCATCATTAATCACTGTGCCATTTAATGTCACCGCTTTTTCGGCAGGATAGGTACAAAATACATCACTTGTTCCTGACAATGTAATTGCTGAACCACTATTACTGGATTCAAGTATGGTAGTTCTGGATAAAGTTGTGCCTGATGAAGTGTAAGTACCTAGACCTACTTCCCAGTTATTACCACTAACAATAGCGTAATAGGTAGTGCTAGCATCACCAATAACAGAGAAGGATTGAAAGCCATCCTCTGCTCCAGCTAATGTAACCGTACCTGTGCCAGTAGTGGTGGTCGTTTCCTTTACCCTATCCTTTACTATAAGAGCCATGTGTTATTCCTCTATGCTAATGTTACTGTTAGGTTGCCTGTAACTATCTTGAAAATATCCCCAGAGTCAATAGTTTTAGATGCGTCTAATGCAGAATGATAAAGCATGTTACCACCTGATACTGCATCCCAAATACCAATCCATCCTACTGTTCCCCAACTAGCTGTTGCTGTAGGAAATGTGGCGTCTGCGTTTGAAGCTAAAGCACCAGATGTACCAGATGCAACGCCAAAGGAAGATGCTACTCGTGCGTAAGAACCGCCAGTAACTTCTGTGCCTGTTCCTGCATCTGTAGGGTCTGCTGTGTGTAAAGAAATGTATGGGTTATTCATACCTGCCCATGCTGTTCCGTTTAGACTTAAATTTAATAAAGTCACTTCCAAAAAGTCTGACATATCTGCCATGATAAATTACCTCGTAGTTAAAGTTATTGACATTGGATGAGCAGGGAATTCCCCCTCATCATCTGATTTAGTTAATGAATTAAGACCTCTGTCATACATTGCTGCCCAAGTATTAATCCTCTCATCATTCATTAAGAATGGCTCTGCTTCACCAAGTGCTGCATAAAGCAGTAAATCAGGTGTATTTGCTAACCAAAGGTTTGATGAAACAGTTGAGCTCATGTATTCAGGTTTGTAGTAATACAACATCTGCAATTCATAAGCTGCGTCTGGTATAGGAGCGAATCTGAACTCACTACCTAGTGCGGTATAAAATACTGGTTGTCCATTAGATGTTGCTCTGGTATTTCTATAAAAGTTACTAGGTGATTGAAAGTTTATTGTGCCTATTGGGTCTGTACCAGATAGGTGTAAATCTCTCATTGCTAGAAAGTCTGATGGAATCTCTACAGTAGCGTCGGCTGCAACGGTATTGGTAGTAACAACCTTTAGCATCTGCCTAATACGCAAATCTCTGCTTAATCTATCTTCAGCGAGTCTAATGAACTCTGGGATAGTTGTCGTTAAATCACTACGAGCTAAATAACTAGCTATGGTAGCTTGCAGTGTTGTATAGTCCGTAAAAAATGCCATTTATACTTTTCCTGGTTTTGTTCTAAAGAATCTGTTGTCTGGATGATTCAAGAAAGCCTTAAACCTTTTTAGGTCTAATACTTGAAATCCTTGCATAATTTGTTTTTTGTTTAAGTCATCAATGACTGTCATAGGTATAGATGCTACTTTGTTGTCAAACATATCATTACCCCATTTAGTATTGGCGGTAATCATATCTTCTTTGTTTGAGTCTACAATAGCGGTACAGTCTTGGTATGTTTCTATAACATAACCATTGTCGGTATCATGTTTTGTCTGATGCCTATATGTAATTGGTTTATTTAACTCTTCTTCTAATGTGTTATCCATAAGTATCCTTAAAAGATATGCCCACCGAAGTGGGCTATATCAACACTTAAATTAAGCGTTCAAATCAGCAACAATTGCATGTGCTGCTTCGTTATTAACTTGCAGAGTTACCTCTGTAAGCATTTGATGTTTTTCAGCATCACCAGTTTTAGCAAGAAGCGTAGACTGGAATGGTCTTAATGTAGCTAGAGCTAACATAGTAGGGTCAAGAATTAACGCTTGTTCCCCATTGTTAGAAGCGTAATCAGAAGTCATGAATCTTTCTGGAATTACTGAAAGCATACCGAAGTCTGAAAGATACACATCTGCTGCACCAACAATAGCTGCTGCTTTAGTGCTTTTACCAACGTTGTCAGTCCAAACACGATTAGCTGCAATACCAGTAAAGCCTGATACTTTAACTTTCTGGTTAGGTGGAACAACCAACATAGTTGGAGTACCGCCAGCATTAAACGCTGCTTTCATTGCTGCTTTAAGAGATGCTTCTGTAAACGCTGCTGTAGTACCAGTTGAAGTTGCAGTTCTAATTGCAGAACCTGGAGGTGATGCAGGAGCAGCTGGAGAACCTGTACCAACTGAAGTCCAGTTAGTTCTAATCCAAGTTTGTAAAGAAGCCATTTTAGGTGCTGTATCTGCTGCACTTGTTACAGGTGCTACGTTACCAAGAATAGCGTACTCAATATCTCGTTTAAGTTCTTGTCCTGCTTTAGCTAATTGATAAGCTGTTTCTGTCTTACGACCTGCTGTGTCAACGCTATCAAGAGTGCCAGTAATGTTTACTGTCTTACCTAGAATTTGAGTTCTGTTAGTAGCTCTAACTGTAGCGACTGCGGTAAATGCTGCTGCATCCGCACCCTCTACTAATGCTGTGTTAGCTGCTGCTCCTAGTGTATCTGTTTGCCACTCATGTAGAGTAGCTGTTGCTTTAGTTTTACCAATTGAAGAAACTACTGGAGTTTCTGTTGGAGCGATGTTGTAAATCGTGTTGGATAAATCCTCACGCATACCAACCGCACTGTACGTCTTAAATGAAGCCATTGTTATTTTTCCTTAAATGAATTTTTCAAATAAAGCTGCTGCATCCCTAGCATCGCCAGTTCGCAGTAACCTCTGTTGTTGTTTTTTAGTTCTGTCTGTCACAGTCTGATTTACTTTAGCTCCACCCTTTATTGTTTTGGGAGCATTAGCTACTTTCTTCTTAACGCCAGCTTTACCTGCCATTAATTTGTCGTATTGTGCAGCTTTGTGTAAGACTAGAACATGCCGTGAATCATAGACTTGAGATAATTCTTCATCTGTGAAACCAAGCTTTTTTCCATAGTTACGAATCTCATTACGAGTTTGTTCGCCTTTGACTTTATCTGAAAACTCTGGCAAGGATTGCGTTAATTTTTCTGCTTCTGCAGCTACATACTTTTGCATTTGTGCTGCCCTATCCGATTGTTGCTGTTGAGCAATGCGGTTTTGTTCAGCATGCACCTGTTGTAACTGTTCTTTTTTCTCGGTCATCTCTGCGACCTTAACTGCGTATCCTATTGGGTCGTTCTCTTTCATGCCTGCTAAATCTTCTTGGCTATCGTTACTACCAACCAAAAATTGTTCTACTGCTTGCAAGCGTTGTGAATAGTCATCCCTAACTTGTCGAGCTTCAATAATAGCTTTAGCTTCTTGGTCAATGACCTTACGCTGTTCGGCTATTTCTTGAGTCTTCTTTGTATAATCAGAGCCCAGTTGATAGGATTTCTTAAGTTCATCAAGGGTAACTTCTTTTTCTTCACCAGCAGCCTTCACTGTGAAAGTTTGTTCTTCCTCAACTTCTTCTTCATCTTCAACTTCGGAGTCATCTTCATCTTCCACTTCGTCATCAGCTTCATCGGCTTCTAACTCTGCTTCATCTTCAGTTTCCTCTACCTCTACTTCTTCTGTATCTTCTTCCTGTTCAGTTGGTTGCTCGTTAGAGTCCTCTGGGGTGGATAACATACCTTCAAAAGCAGATGCTGCATCTTCTAATGTAATAGGGCTGTCTTGTCCACTTCCAACTTCTGGAGTCGTGGTTTCTTCACTCATTGTATTTCCTTAATTACCAGCTAGGCGTGGCATACCATATAATCAAAAGATTATAATATCGTCCATGATTTATCCTTAATCTTGTCGCTGTCGACTACAGATTGAAGTCTAGTCATCATGCTATCTATTGCTTTAATCCTGTTGTAAGCTCTTTCTCTTGCTTCCGTATCTTCAGGGTTAGAGTTCTTTATGTCGTTAAAACATTCTTGGGTCATATCATCTAGTTCGTTGATAAAGGACTCGGTGTTTAGTACGCTCCGTATTTCTGCTTTTCTATCCAATTAAATCCCCTGTTGGGACAAGTTATTAATCTTATCTAAAGCGTTGATTAGTTCTTTGGATTGTGCAAGGTCAGATTTCTTATTATCATTCTGTGCTTTTTGCATAAGCTCCATTTCTTTGATAGCCATCTCTGCTTCAAACTGTGCTTGTTTCTGTTGTAGCTCAAGCATTTCTTTCTGGACTTTTAATTCCAACTGTTGTTTGTCTAATTCAAGTTGAGCCATCTTGGCCTGCATTTGCATTTCAGCTTTCTCTTTCTCTACCTGTGCTAGTATTTTAGCTGCTTCGGTATTAGGGTCAGTCTGTGGTTGCTCTGCTTGTTGTTGAGCCAACTGCTCTGATTCTTCGTCAGTAATATCTTTTAGGAATCCAGACTCATCTTTAAATCCAGCCATGTTGACAAATTTAGCTAATGTATCCCGGTATTGTTTAATGCTGACTAATGGGTTACCTAGTCCGTACTGGGTTAGCATCTGCTCTTGCTTATCAAGAATCATTTGCATAACACTTAACTGTTCGCCTTTAGAGCCAGTGCCTAGT